CGGAACCCTTTGGTGGTTTCTTACAGAAAATCTTACAATCACAACAATCCCTTACAGACACGAGTTGCTTTTTAGTCGCGTAACATCGTGTCGGTAACATAATATCTTTGGAGAGGTAACGAACTATCTGGTCTATGAGTATCATCCTACTTACTTTTAGGTTTTTATTTATTGCGTAAAATCTCAGACTGTAGATTAGGATTAAAATTATAAATTAATACTAATGCTCAGTATAGTCATTATTCCGGTTGCGTTTTTCACGTTCACCTCCATTTATTGGATTTGCGTATGTGCGAACGCACGTGATGACGTTGATACAAGGAAATGTACTCTCATTCCGGGGTAATTATACCTAGTATGTATGAGCGCGTGTGTAGTATGTTTTAGGGTTTTTTCGTCAATTTGTGAAATTTTAGGTCTTTACGCCTGACGTTTTGTCGTGAGAAGGGGTTTTTGAAAAGAACTTTATTTGGTTGAGCAGAAAATGCTTTCCTCGTAGACATTTTGGCAAGTTTTGTGAAAGTATTGGGTGTGATGTATCTAAAATTATCTATTTTGATCGCTTTATCACGGTTCGAGAATTTGTTGAAACTTATATTATTATTCGGAAAGTTATTCACCAATTTCATATCCCACGCAACACCAAATCGTTCTATTTCCAGTTTCCTTCTGTTATTACGTTTTTTTTCACGGGTTGCTATATTTTTTCTCAACTCATTTCTTTCCAATATCTTATTTTTCAGTGTACTCATTTAAGATATGTATATAAAAAAATTAACGTAAATCCTTATCCGCCGTGTAGTACGTCTTCCCCTTAGTGGCGAAACTGTGGACCCTAGCATACCCCCACGCTTGTGGAGAAGCACCCGGACGATGCCCGGTTCTCCACGCAGCGAGTCCCCTGTTATAGATGGTCTTCACAGTCTTTAGAGGAATCTTAGTAGCCTTAGCAATTTCAGGGAGGGATTTAGCTCCCGGATACATCTTCCTAAATTTCTGGGTGTAGGAGGAGGTTTTTGTCTTCTGTCCTTTGTCTGTCTTGAACCCCTTATAGTCTTTCTTGAGCATCTTTTTATAACGTGTCTCAACCCCCTTGAGAGTTGTAAGCCCCCTGAAATATTTGAGGGGTGCATAGATTTTACCCTGTGTTTTACGCAACTCCCCAACTTTCCTGGTAATTCCTGCATCACTGAGAGGCATCTTACATATCACTGAGAATTCTTTTCACATGTTCGATCAAATTTTCATCTTTATCTTTGTGATATTCTGGTATAGTTTTGAAATAGATCTCGTTTACAGATGTACCCTTTACTTTAATGGCGATCGAATAAATCAACATAATCAGTAGAGTGAAACGAAAATCATCCGTATTAAATAGGTCTCTAGTTGGGTTTTTGATATAGGCAAGGTATCCAAAGAATAATTCGAAACTTATCACACAAATTTTTTTACTCCAATGGAATTTGTTATAGAAATGACTTAAATATGTAATACAAAATACTATCGCGAATATCATTGGTAGTAGGGGTGAATAAGGATTTACACCAAAATAGTATAATAATGATAATATCCATAACCACCTGCTATAAATTAGTTCTTCGTGTTTCATCTACTTATCACAGAGATATTTTACAGCCACCGCGATACTTGAATATACACATCTACCAAACTTGACCTCCCCCGTCTTAGGATTGTAGTAGCCCTTCATACCATTCAAAACTGCTCTGTGTTTATCACCCATATAAAAAATACAATATTATAATAATCAGGTGAGATGGGACTTTCAATTATTATGGGAAATATGTTTTCCGGTAAAACTTCTGAACTTATTCGACGACTTAAGCGTTTAAAAGTTATCGGAAAAGATGTGATGATTATAAATTCTGCAAAAGATACAAGATCCCCCGAAGAAATTCTCAAGACCCATGACAATGTAAAATTTGATTGCCATAAAGTGTTTGATCTTTTTGAAATTATTAATACAGATGAATTTGACAGGGCTGATATAATTGCTATTGATGAAGCGCAGTTCTTCCCTAGACTCAAGAAGTTTGTGGAGTGTTGTCTACATGTAGGTAAGTCTGTGATATTAGCTGGTCTCGATGCCGATTCTTTTCAGCATAAATTTGGTGAACTTATTGACTGCATCCCACTCGCATGTGATGTCACTAAACTTTCAGCACTCTGTATGCGATGCAATGATGGAACTCTAGGTCCTTTCACTAAGCGAATCGTAGACGACAAAACCCTAGAACTCATCGGTGGTAGTGATATGTACATCGCAACGTGTCGGAGACATTTATAGTTTAAATAACTTGTCAGAAATATTACGAGCTATTCTACGATACCAACCTAACGCAGTAACAGAATCATCCTCATATAAAGGGATGATTAAGGATATACGACTACATCCAGCTTTCTGTTTAGAAACCGAGTGTTTGACTTCACTTCCATTATACACGACACCTTTACCGGACCGACTCTCGTCAATCTTTACTTTATCATTCTTATCTTTTGTCATCAAATGTGAAGTATTACATTCACTCGCGTAAACATTACAGACGTAGGTCTTCCTCTTACCATTCGTAAAATTGTTGTCAAAATGCCAATCAATGTAGTGTCCACTCTGGTTGTATAATCTCAGAAACCAACAATATTGTTCTTTTTCACAGTCAGCTGGTTTGGTCTTACGACTTCTAACACCCGAAACGTATTTTTCTACAATCTCAAAGACTTGTGGTAATTTATCCCTAACCATAGACCGTGTAATCTTATAACCTTCAACTGCACTGGAATCAGACTTTTTACCATGGTGTTCCGCAAGGTATACTATGTCATTGACATACGGATTTAAACTATTAGATATCTGAGAACAATCTAGTTGTTTAAATTTTCCACTCTGAGCTGGTTTGAGATATCCGTCCCATAGATTCAGAATGAATGGTAGTAGTATTATGAACACTATAATGATTGGTGTTCTAAACTTCATATAATATAGTATCATTTTTTTCTAAAATCTTTTGACATCAAGTATAAGTACAACTCGTTTACCATATCCTGTCTTCTTGACTTCATGATATCTTGCATGATCAAATAGGAAATATTCACCTTCTCTGTGAACGTGTGGACCTGACTCTGTATACAGGGTGCAGTCACCGTCACCTATTATTGTGATATGGTATCGCAGTAAATGATTTGTTTCAGCCCGATGTGGTGATATATTCATTGGACCTTCCATAACAGCGAACGAAGCCGTTTCTTCATCAATACTTGGGATTTGTCGAACAAGACTTTTTAGTTTAGGGAAATTATCAAACTTATAACGGTAATAGTTATCATTCTTTTCGAACCACGGATCTATATCATGATACATTGTTTTCTTGAGAGTTTTAGAAACTTCTTCGAATTCTTTACGTATCTGTGAATAATGCATTTTAATCAAATGGAGTCCTTTAAACTTCCAGGTGGAATAGTACGGTGAATATAACAATAAGTCTATAATAGTGTTTTTCATTCCAATAAATGGACGTTTCCAATTATTGAAATATAACTTATCTATGGGTAATTTCATAAAATCATGGCAAACCAACACAAATGGAATTACAGACACGTACCACATTATTTTCTCAATAGATAATAAATGCCAGGTTATACCCCAAAAACTTCAGCTTACGCACCCGCCCCCACCACCGAGACTAAGGAGATGAAGGATCGTTTCTCTATGCCCGCTGTACCCCAGCTCACCGTCGTTCAGATGATCCTCGCTGCGGTTATCATCGCGTATGCGTACACCGCCCGCAAGGTGAACGGTGTCATTGTCGCGACCCTCGCCCTCACCATCGGTCTGCTCCACATGTACGACCACCTCTACCGCGTTCAGCGTGGCCCCGAGAATCTGTTCTTCCTCCCCAGTGAAGGTAAGACCGAGCACTACTGTGCGACCGGTGCCTGTGGGTGCGGTAAGTAAATATATTGGTAGATAATAAGTATGCGCGTCAAAGTTGTTCGTAGCCCTAACCCTAAAAAGAAGTTCAGGGCAATTTTAGAAGACGGTAAAACTGTTGACTTTGGTGCAAGAGGATATTCTGACTACACCAAAAACAAAACACCGTCACGTATGCGGTCTTACGTAATACGTCACGGGGGTCACGTACTTCGACAGACTAGAGAAGAGAAGGATCCAAAAAAAATCCATAATATGATGTTAAATGTCGATCGGAGTGATAAAGAGGATTGGAAAATAAGCGGTATCAACGGGGCTGGTTTCTGGTCACGTTGGTATCTCTGGAGTTTTCCTAATGTAAAAGATGTTAAATCATTTATGAAGAAACGGTTCAAGATAAATCTCGTTTAAGAGATTCTAACTGTTTAACAAACACAATCGTCGTCTCAAGACGTTCGTAGAGTTCTTTACCTAGATAGTGCTCTACGAATTTCTCATCGATTTCATGATTTTCAAGTGTGTATTTTTTTATAATTTCATAAGAATCTTCATCCCATTTTTCCAAGACTCTCTTTACCTCTTCTATATTCATTACTTAATTAAAATTGTTTTGTTTAAGCGTTGTTAGGTATCGTCTCACGAGCCTTCGCGATCGCATTGGTCGCCAACTGAAGAGCGAGTTCACGCAGCTTCTTGGCACCGTTGTTCAACTTGTTGCCGTTGTTGGGCTTGGCGTTGTTGCCGTTGTTGGGCTTGGCGTTGT